ATCCGCATATCGCTGCGCGGTCCTCCACTGGTTGGTAACGTCGCCCCTTCCCTCTATAGACGCCAGCGCATCAGCCGGAGAGATCGCCCCAGATGAGACACCAGCGATGGCTGCCCTTATTCGGGGTTTGTCATCTGCCGATGCTGTTTGTTCCTCTGCACTGAGAGCCTCAAGGGCGCTGCGTCTCTGCTCCTCCATCTGAAGAGCCCCCGTGCCGGTAGTCTCCAGTCCGTACTGGCCTGACAGATCATTCATTCGGCCCACGAGCACCTCTTGAGCATTATCAAACTGCTCATTTATACGGGCCTCCTCCTGCGCGTCTCCCGAGACGTTTAAAAGTGCCGCCTCACGCATGCTCTGCTGCTTTCTCAGCGTCTCGCCCATCTGCTGCATGTCAACGCCCGCCTTACGGGCGCCCTGCTCCTGCTCCATCTGCCCAGCCGCGAGCTGATACTGCTGTGCGGTCTGTTGGTCGCCGTTACGCATCGCCCAGTCAGCGTATGCACGCATACTGGCCGGATCGTTCTGATCCAGCTTAGGCGCGTTGAGCGTCCTGACGTTGTCGACCAATGCGTTGCCGGGGCCACCCATGCTGCCGATTGTCCCCGCGATGTTGGACAGTAGCCCAGTGAGATTTGATGCCTGCGAGCTAGCCATTACTCATCACCTCCGAATCCAAATAGACCCATTAGGCCGTCCATCCCGCCGCCAAGGCTGGAAAGTAGGCCACCCAATCCGCTCACGCTTGAGCCGTCCGTCCCGCCAGCGCCACCGAGGTTGTCCAGAATCGAGTCGTACAAATTGCCCTGTAGCTCGCTTGATACCTTCTGCGCGTTGATGTTGGCGTTTGAGCCACCAAGCAACATCTGCGCGAGGTAGTCTTGGCCCGTTAGCTGACCGGTCTGCGACATGTCTGCATTTAGCCGACCCTGCTCTAGCAGCTTCATCTGCATTTCCATCGGCAGATAAGACTGCTGATTCGCGTCTAGGCCAAGCTGACCCATAGAGCTGCCCACGCTGTTTAGCATGTTGCCGTAGTTGGCATTAGCGTTAATGGCGTTATTTCCTAGCTGGCCATACTGAGCCGCCTGGGACGCCAGATTATTTTGATAGTTGGCCATGTTCTGGTATTGCTGGTTGCCTAGCTGACCCTGCTGGGATGAGGCGTTATACAGTGAGTCAATAGTGTTCTGCTCATTGGCATAGTTCTGATTCCCAAGCTGACCCTGCTGAGACGAGGCATTTAGCAGGCTATCTTTTACGCTCTGCTCGTTAGCAAAGTTAGCGTTTCCTAGCTGACCCTGCTGTGCGGCGGTGTTGAGGTAGCTGTCGGCAGTACTTTGCTTGTTGGCGTAGTTCTGATTTCCGACCTGACCAAACTGCGCGGCCATCTGGCCAAGCATCCCACGCTCGGCGTCTGCCTGCTTCATAGCACCCAGCGCGGCCTCGTTGGAAGCCTGCGCCCTAGCCTTCGCCATAGCGGCGTCCTCTGCCGTTCCGCCGAACTGGCTACCCATGACCCCACCGCGCCCCATAGCGTGCTCACGAGCCTGCTGTTGGGCCTGTGCGGCGTCTAGTCCGGGTTGCTGCATACCCATGAGCTGACCGAAGATCTCTTCCTGTCGCTTGGTGGGGTCGGCCAATGCCGACTGCATTGCCTGCTCTGCACCCCGACCAAAGGCACCATTGTCTGCCTCTAGGCCCATACCGCGCTGGTAGGCGTCTAGGCTGTTTGCGCCATAGGGCCCCGTAGACGCGTTGGTGTTCAGCGCCTGCCTGTAAAGCTCTGCGCTATTGTCACCAAAAGGCCCCGTTGACGCATTCATGCCTGAGGCCCTGTCATAAAGGGCCTGACTGTTCGCGCCATACTGGCCTGAGTTGACATCCATGGAGTTGGCCATCGCCGCCGCGTTCTCTCCCATGCCAGCCCAGTTCACGGAGCCTTGGCCGTGATTTAGCCCAGCAGCGAGGTTCATTGCGTTTTGCCCATTGGTGAGCATGTTGTTGCCGTACCCGCTCATGCCCGTATCTTGGCCTAAGCCTAGATTGACTGACCCATCGGCGCCAATCGTAGAGCTGCCCAGCCCGCTCGTTACGCCGTAGCCGTTGAACTGCGATCCCTGATTCAGAGCGTTGCCCTGATCCTGTAGCCACTGCTGCTGCTCGTGGCCCATGTTGCGGATGTCGCTGGCATTGTTCAGTACCCCGGCGATGCTGCCAATCTGCGCTAGCGCGTTGCCGTTGTTGCCCACCCAATCGCCAAACCCGCCAAGGGTGTCAGACCAGAACCCACCGCCAACGCTGGGGCTGGTGGTGCTAGTCCCACCGGGAAGCCCGCCAGCGTGAATCATGGGGCCACCCATAGGTCCGCCGACAGATCCGCCGCCGGGAAGTCCCCCGGCTTGAATTAAGGGGCTGCCATAATTATCGGGCATGACTGCGCTGGATGAGAGTCCCATCGGGGGTTCGCCCATAGGTGTCAGAGGTTGAAAACCCTGCTCGTATCTGCTCATGCTACCAACCTCCCGACTGCCGCATTAATTGCTACTTCCTGAAGTGCGTAGGGACATCGGTCTATAGTTATCTCAAGCCCCACGCGGAGATGCTCGCCCGCGCCTGTGGTGTTAATCTTCTTAGTAATCACGCTCGGCCTCCCGCCAACATATTCATCCTCGCCAAAATTGACCGCACCCCACTCGCTAGTGCCCACGGGTGTAATCCTAAAGTCCGTTGTGTAATCGCAGTAGCTACCGAAACCCCACTTAGCCTTGGCGTCCGCTGGGATAGCGTCCGCACGCAGGAGGTAAACAATAGACTTTGGTATCGTATTCTGTATGACCGACCCAGTAGACAGGGCCATGCTCTCAAACTCCATTTTGAAATTCTCATAACCGTTGTAGCCCTCATATTTAAGGATGCCTTTATCTAGGTCGCCGCCCATTAGGGTGGTTCCAATCTCGCCGTCCTCAACAAAGCAGGCGGCGTTCCAGTAGCAATCAGTCCACCTCGTAACCTTTAGCCCACCGGTGCTGGATGGGCGCTCCGTGCTGAATGCGTAGGCTATTTTGCTGGAGGTGAACAGGCAGACAAACAGGGCGCTTGACGGGATATACGTCATACGTATACCCCTGACGTACGCATCGCTCTTGGCCTCGCTGATGATCATGTCGGTGATGGCGCGCTTGACGTTCATTGACGCCTCGCCGATTGGGTTCGACTTCTCCTGTATCGTCCTGCCAAAGCTACGGACGCCGGTATCGTCGCAGAACATAACGTCAGTGCCGATGTTACAAATAGCGTCCCGCTCAACCAGCCCCACGTTAGAAATTCCGTCTTGTAGCTGGATGCCGTTCTCGCCTGCTGGATCTCCGCTGTCCGCGTTAGCGTAGATGATCATGGACCGACGCCCGAAAACGATCAGGAAGCCGTTGTGGGCGTGTATGTTGACGATCTCGTCAAATCCTACCGGCCAGTACTCGGAGACGTTGATAAGCCCGCCGGTGTTCTGTCCGTCAGTCGCTACGCCCTGGCCGTCGTACCACAGGTCCTCGCGTAGAAGGCTGGAGTAGTGGATGGTCTGGTAGTCGCCGTCCACCCCAGAAACCCACAGTCGCCCGTAGGCAGAGATTGCAACGTCGCCGTTTAACTCACCCGTAGCCGTCATGTCACTGCCGTCTGAGGCAGTTGGTGGCTGATAGGTTGGCATATCAGACAGCTTGGAGTAGCCGCCGCTGCCGTCGTACTTTAGTGGCGGGTTGCCCTTAGAGAACACGTATACGTCGTCTTTAAAGTGAACGTAAAGCGAAGTCCTAAGACCGTCCTCGCTGATGCTGCCGTCACGCGGGATGCTGCACAGCTTAATCTGGCCGTCGTTGACATAGGCCAACTGGGTGCTGCCGTAGTCCGACGTTCCGAAATCCTTGTTATTAAACTCCCCAGTACCAAAGAGGGTGTCGCCCCATCCGTCACCGTCGATCTGGCTGTTCCCGCCGGTAAAGAAGCTGGTGACCGTACAAAGGGGGTTTGGCTTAAAGCCTCGCCCGTCTTGCCTAGGCGTGTAGTGCGCGGACACGTTTATTGTCTCGTGGCGCATTGAGTCCGCCGTGGGCCAGAATCCGGTGACGTACTTGCTAAACGCTTGGCGGGAGGTCATACGGCCAACACGGTCAACGACAATGTTGTCGGCGACCAGGGCGAAGGTTGGGTCAGAACCGATGGGGTTCATCTCCGTGTTTAAGCCTTGGAAGCCCTGCCCCCTTAACGTGAACTGCTGAGTCTGCTGCGCCATTAGACCACCGCCCAAGTCTGCTCAGTTGGTGACAGCGTGGCGTCCAGTGCGGCTGCGTCACGGATAAACTGTTGCGCCATGCCCATCAGCTCTGTGGCAGTCTGCCCGCCAACCTCGCCACGCTCCCTAGCCGCTAGGGCCAGCGCGTAATAAAGGACGGGCTGATCAGGTAGTCGTAGCATGTCGCCGTCCCCCTTGAGATCGGGCAGCGACCTCCAGCCGAGTACCTCAACGGTCATCTCGCCGTCTGGGATAGGCCCCAGCCTTATAGACAGGTTGCCTGACTCGTCTGTGCCGTCTATTGCCCAGCCGATAGGTCTGCCGGTGTTCGTCACGGGTATGATCCCCGCAACGTCATACTGTCGCAGTGGCCGCTTATCGAAGAAGACCTCCTTGACGCTGCCGCCGCATGAGTCGGGCAGGATGTAGGAAGGCTGGCCTAGCTTTGTGTTTACGATCCAAGCCTCGCGGGTGGCGTTCCACCTGTTGGCTGATTCAACCTGACGCTTGGCGTCGTTAACGAAGTCCTTAACCAGATTAACCACTGGGTCCTCCTTGCGAAGGACGGAGGTTGTCAGGGGCTCCCTAAGTCGTGATAGGACGCCGTTTACTAGTTCCAAATATGTCATGCCATCAGGTCCTTAAATAGAGATTGATACACATCGGTGCGGCGTTTCTGAAAGCTATCAAACTGTGGCGCCGGGAAAAGCGGCCCCCATGTTGGTCGGCTGTTATCGCCAGAGCCGGTCAGCATCCCTGCGCCGCCGCCTAAACCGCCACCAGAGCCTGGGCCCTGACCGTCACCGTTGCCGTCGCCTTGGCCAT